CTAACCTACTGATTTCAATAATGCTCCGATACTGCTTTGTTGGCTTTGGGGCATCTGTGGGACAAAATTGGAAAGCTTCTGGTTCAGCATTGCGATCTGCTCGCTACTACTGTCAGCCATCCACGCCCCGTACACATTGAAGACCATCTGGGCGCTCGCATGGCCCATCTGGCTGGCAATGAAGCTGGGGTTAGCGCCAGCTGACAGTGACCAGCATGCATACGTATGACGAGACTGATAAGCTTTCCTGTGCCTGATTCCAGCGCGCTTAACCGCTGCGTCCCACGAATCACCTATCGAATCCACTTTATAAACAAAGCCTACCTGATCGCTACGCCTGACTATCTGAGGGTTAAAGACAAATGTACAGTCGTGGCTCTCCGTTCTGCCATACTCGCGCAGCTGAACTTCAATGCGATGCTGCTTTCCTAGCCTGGTCATTTCTGCCTGATTCCTCAGGACGCTGATCGCGGGCTGGATAAGATGTATGACCCTTCCGG